AGCATGGTACGACGATGGCCCGAAGTTCACAGGCAGACAAGATTGCGAGCGCCAAATTGAACGACTCGTCGGAGATGCAGAACGCAAAGCCACCCGATGAGTTCTCGTTCGTGGTTCCGGGTAGACCGCGGCCCAAGGGTCGTCCCCGAATGTCGCGCAAGGGTCGCGTTTACACTCCGAAGGAAACCGTTGAAGCAGAGAAAGCATACGCTCAAGCGGTTGATGATAACCCGCCGGTCTTTGAAGGACCGGTTGCGGTTGAAATGACCTTCTGTGCGGAAGCGACTTACGTTACCGTGCGCTCTGTGGACGAATGGCAGACCCCCTTGCGTGGCGATCTGGACAACTACATCAAACTTTGTCTGGATGGGTGCCAACGTGCGGGTATCATCCCGAACGACCGGCTTGTGGTCCAACTGAAAGCAGTCAAAGAATGATTCTTGTCGAACTGCATCCGTGGGAGTACGAATGGGCCTTGCATGTAGGCGCCCGTCGTTACATTGAGAACTGGGGTAAGGCCGACGCTGCCCATTACGACAAGAAACGCATGGAAGACGACCGCACGGCGCAAGCGGCTGCTTGCGTGGGCGAGTTGGCTGTTGCCAAACTTGTCAACCAGTATTGGGGTGGACACGTATGGCCCGGTAATCGTCACGAAGAGTTCAAAGGCATGGCGGACGTTGGGCACAACATAGAAGTTAGACGCGTACGAACTAGCAGTAGTGCTGCGGTGCGTCGCAAGCAACTAGAAAAGGGCCTGATCCTATTCGTGGTCAGACCTGTTGTGCCAGAGTTTCGTGCCGTGGAGATCCTTGGATGGATCCACCATGATGAAGCGTGGGAAAAGGGTGAGCCTTCAGGCTACGACTCCAAGAACACGCGCGTTATCGCAGAAGACTATTTGAACTCCCCGATGACCTATACTGGTATAGATGAAGAAAGAGTTTCCGTACGACCCGCTCCAGACACCACCTAAGGCAACAGACCGGTACAACCCACCGGAGACAGAACTACTTGCGCTTATGGAAGCGGGGCCACTGGAGCCACGCGAATCTCAGGAAGAGCAAGCGGCGTTACGGGAAATGGTTTTGGACTCGTTGGATATTCTCAACTTGGAAGAAATGTGGCTAGTGAATGCAATCCTATTTGAGCGCATGAGTTTGCGTCAAATCGCTCGCTCTATTGGGATTCCCAAAACAACTGTTGCGCGCTATCGTGACAAAGTATTGGCTAAACTTAGAGATGCGCTCGTAGACCATCCTGCAATACAGGACTACTTGTCCGGGTAACCATCTTCCATAGCCTCGAATGAGTTCATAATCAATGTGCTCATTGTTGCGAATACGTACTGATGTAATGGGCTATTGTCGAAATCATTTGTAAGATTCTCGTGCGCAAATGCCATTACATGCTCGTACGGCAACACCAACAGGATGCCCAGATCAGACTCATGCCATTTGGCGTGAGTCTGATCCGCTATATCCAACAGATGCGAAGTCTTTTTCAAATCCTCGTATATTTCTGTTGCCAGATAACCGTACTCGTCCTGAAACTCAGCGAACGCATCAGGCTCTCCGGCCTCACCCATCAGCCCTTACGCTCCACAGCGTAGGTCTTGACCACTGATAGGGCGGCAGCCACGGCGCCGATCAGGGCCACCTTCAGGGTGGCCTGATCCCCTATCACGAATACGGCCAAGAAAGCCTGTACGAAAGTCCATCCCGCTCGTTCAATCATATTTCTCATGCTACCCACAACACCTTCCATGTGTCTGCATCAACGATTCCGTTGACTTCTATAGCGAACTGTGACTGGAACCGCTTGCACGCGGCTACAGACTTCTTACCGTAAATACCATCAACCTTCAAACCAGCGTTAGTGCGGTCATTCAGTCTCTGTTGCGCAATCGAAACCCACTTTCCTGTAGAGCCTCGCTTGATGGGTTGATCTATCACGTAAGTCAAACCTGCCTCCGTAACGTATCGAAGGATCGCTGCCCAGTCGATAATCGTGTTGGTATGGGGCTGTTCGGCAGTCATGCCGGAATGCACCCATTCGGTCAGAGTTGCGCCGGGGCAGGTAGTTTGCGAAAAGTCTTTGTGACACTTGATCCACAAGTGGTCACCATAACGCCCGCGTGCTGCCCCGACGGCGGTGAGGATACTATCCTTACCGCGTTCCGTTAGCCCATCATCGGAATCTCCGATGTATGCAACGGAGATTGTTTTAGAGTTCCAGCCACGGGTAGCAGCACCACGCTTCCACCCGCGCCCTTCAAAGATTTCTCCCGTTTCCCCAGACACAAGCCAGTTGTACGCGATGGAATCCCACCCTTTGGTCTGGACGTGGTACCTGTCATGTCCTCTCACACGCTCCCACGGGCCGTGTGACGGCCCCGTGGTGTGATGGATGACAATCCCCTGCACAGGACGCCAGAAGTCCTTCAGGCGCTTCCCTGTGTCTATCGCACCCCAATCGGAGCGAGCAACGTACTTCATACCCTAAGGGTACTCTGTCCCTACGGCTTTAGACCGACACGCAACCGACGACGCTGTTCCGCCCGTTCCGCTCGCAACTCGTATTCAGCCGACTGCCTCGTGCGCCGCTGCTCATCTTTAGTGTTCGTACGAAGACCCAGACCAAATACAAACGACATCCACGTAGACAGAATGCGCTGCTGATACCGCTCTTCCGAAGGGAATAGCCTCCGTGCATCAGCGAACGTAGGCAACAACGAAGCCATCGAATGCAGGTCATAATCCCGCATCAACCAGATACCCGCCTCGTTCTTGTGCGCCATGTCCATCTTTTGCAACAAAGGCATCAGCAACGGAACTTTCGCATACACGGTTGGAACCTGACCCATGCGCCCATCAAAGTTGTAGCCCTTCCACATGTTGCGCCGAGTCGTCCACTCAATCGGTGTCTTCACGAACGGTGTCAACTGTGTCGTCAACACACCCAACGCTGCCTGAATCCTGTCCGCAGGAGAATCACCCGGTTCCATCATCGGACCCAACATTTCCAACGGTGTCTTGAACGGCAAGTCTGGTAGCACATGCATGAACTCGCCCTCGTACTTGAACGGCAGCCGGATCCCGGCCTGCCGAACCATCCACGAAGGAATAGGTGCATCCGCCCCTTCCATCCCCTCAGACATGTTCTCTATGTTCGCCTTCACAATGTTGTACTGATTGAACACACCCGGACGCTTACCAACCTGTTCAATCATCAACGGGAGATTCTTACGTGTCCACGTATAGAACGGCACCACCCTCTTGACACCCTGTGCCTCAAACCGTGACAGATCAGAGTAATCGAAGTGGAACTTCATTACCCGCTCAAACGCCTCACTAGCCAAGTCCCCACGCGCCAGCGAATCAAACGCCATAACACCACGTACATAGGTTTCCGTACCCACACCGGCACTCCTAGACAGACGCAACGGAGCGTTGCGGCTGCTAATGGGGTTGATCGCCTCAAATGCCTTCGCCAGCGTGCCACCCACGCGGTTCTCGCCCATCACCTGTTCCGTACCGATCTGACCCTGAGCACCACCAATCAGACCTTCCGCATCCAACCTGCGGATAATGTCCATGTCTTCAGCGGACACCGCCCGCACACCACGCAACTTCATTGCCTTCTTCATGTTCTCTGCGCGCTTCGTCAACCCCTGAGTGACAGCCTTGTCGTACTCGTTGGTCCAGTATGCGTTCTGGAACCGGCGATAACTGGTCGTCTTCACACCATCCAGATAGTTCATAAAGACAGCAGAAAAATAGTTACGCATGTGGAATCCGGGCTTCATAATCATGTAGCCCTTGAGCAGATTGTAAACCTTGTCGTAATGCTTCAGGAACGTAGCGAACCCACCCTCCGCATAGAACTTGTCAACACTAACCATCGACTCAACTATTTCTGACGGCCCCTGACTCTTCACCCCAAACGCAGAGAACCCTTGCTGGAATGCTTCATCAAGTTCCTCAAACCGTTCACCAAAGAACTTCTTGTTCAAAGGGAAATAGATCGTGTCATCACCATACTCACCCACCTGACGCAGCCACTTGGCAGCGTCAGCACCCGCCTCCAACTCGCTCATAGCCTCAGCGAACCCTCGCGCATCAGCATCCTCTAACGCATCCACAGCAAACCTGAGGTTGCGCACCTCATCAGGAAGGCTCTCCAACGGGATTGCTTGCCCGTACTGGTCAACAGTCCCCAACCGGGTGAGAGTAGTCTCAGCGGTTTCTATCAGTTGCAGTCGCTTATCGACAGACTTCTTCAACGCCCCCATTTGGGCGCGTTCTGTCTTCGACAAAGTGACATTACCCACATACTCGCCTGCCTCTTCCTTCGCTTTAGCGAGTTGCTTCAGATCGTGCCCCATCGTGTCAGCACGCCGCCAAAATAACTGTTCACCAAGGGCAGCCATCTCTATCTTCGCATCCAAAGCCTCCCGTATCGGATCCTTCGCAGACAACTGAGGACCAGAAATGCCACCCTCTATGACCGCACGCTCATACTCATCCATGAACTTCTGCGCATCCAAAACACCACCCGGAGCGACGCCCTCTCCAGTCTTGACAAACCCACCACCATCAGGAGCAAGCATCGAATCAGGAACCACGTTGCTTCCTACCCGTAGTTTGCCGCTTACAGCGGCACGCGGCATCGCTTTGATTGCATGTGGATTCGCCATGAAAGCATTAGTGAAACCCTCCCCACCCCGAGCAGCCACCGACGACACTTGGCTATCTGCCGTGTTATACCACATCCCCATGTTGTAACCGTCCGCTGTAAGCGACCGTCTATAAACGTCATAAGCCTTAGCGGTTATGCGGCGATCCTCTAGGAACCCCACCAACGATTTTCTAACCCACTTCTCATCGAACCTGCTGGTGCCGCCGCTTGTCCTCCAATGCGTACGTATCAGTTCAACAACATCGTCAATGTTCTTGGCTATAGGTGCACCTGCCTGCTCTACGCTCCCTAGTTGCCCGCCCAAGAAGCCCGAGCCGAAGTTGCCTTTACCCACATAGACCTTTTCCACAGCCATCAACGCGTCCATGATCTGGTCTTTTATGCCACCGGTCTGCCCCGTAGTTTGCATATCAAGTTGGTTCAGGAAGGCGAAGTGCCCCCAAGGCCGGTTGTCCATCTGCGCCTGAGTGACATACCCACCCCAAGTCCCATTTCCACCCGGACCCATCTCAAAGGCTTTCCACTGTTCCACGCCTGTCAACCCTTCATCAAAGGTTGCCAAATATTCGGCAGCAAGCCTTTCCATTTGATCGTCCGGCAGTTGCCGCGTCCAAACAGGACCAGTACGTGAGCCTGTGGAGCCAAGATAGCCGCCCTTACCTATTTTGGTTCCAAGCACAGGAGAGGTAGAACCTCCCTGCTTTTTGGCAACCACATGCTTCGTGTCGGTAAGGAAATCCAAGAAGCCGATCTTGTTTCTCAGATTCATGTCGTTGATCGCAGGAATATCCCAATGCTGGAAGTTCTTCACGAAGGCAAAAACATCCGCAGCAATCTCAAACTGTGCTTCCCCGCTGGTGCTCCATAGATCCACAAGATGATCGAAAGTGTTCACATCGTATTCAGATAGACGTGTCATAAAGTCCATCGCCTGATCCCGCCCAGCAATATTCTGATTGAAATATCCTATTTCGCCATTAGGCGAAAGGGATCTCAGCAAATCATCAAGATCCTTAGCGGCAGCCTCAGTCACATTCGCCCCGTGCTGCTTTGCTGCAAGACCACCATCAGCCAGCCGCTGCGACATCACAAACGCTGCGACCTTTTCCTGTGCTTGCGCTGGCAAACCGTAAGTAATGATCTGATCGCCCGCTGTTCCGATATTCGCTTGCATCGGATAATGTATTTTGGATGCATCACTTATGTAGTTGTCTGTTATCCCAGTAAAGTTCGTAGACCAAGTATCAAACCATCCCGTTTGCCCCATTATGGTGCCACCACTTGCATCTATTGAAAGTGCTTGCGCTGTATTGCTACCGTTCACATGCAGGAACTGGGCCATCCCATCCGCTGCACCTTGGTCAACCAACTGCCGTCCGCTGATTACAGACGGGGGCGTACTCCCCGGCTTGAGGCGACCAATGTAGTAATAGTTCATTGACCCTGAAGCACCGGGCAATCCTTGAGGAAGCCTAGAAAATCCTTCAACAGCCATGCCTGTCTCTTCAAGAGTTTCGCGTACAGCAGCCGCATATGGTGTGACATCGGTGGCTTCCATCCCACCCTTCGGGAATGTCCACAACACTCCCCCGAAAGGATCTCCTGCCGTACCGTCTGCTGCGGTCGGCATCCGCATCAAAGGCTTACCATCCCCATCAAGGACGATCATGCCGAAGCGTACGTTGTCGTCAAATACGTCAGCACCCCATCCTTGGGTTCCATCCACCCAAGGATTAGCGAACGGATCCTTGTCAGTCATGCGAAGGGCATGTTGACGTGTCGGATACAAGTCGCCGTCAAGGAAACCACCCCCCGGATTTGGATCAAAGAACTGATCCCAGTCATCCTTCATAAAGTCTTGAACCTGACGCAAAAGTTCCTCATCGCGGGCAATGGCCGTTTCGGCAGCATTACCCAACTTGCGTCCCTCAGCGACATGCCCCAACGCCTCTTCAATACTGAAGAAATCAATAGCCTGCGATTCAGAAATACCATCATGCTTTGGCGACAACCACGCCGGGTAGCCGTACGACTCCGACATCCCCTGCAACGGGCCGTACGTTCCACCAATGATCTCATCAGCGACCTTAGAACTAGCGCCCTTTTGATGTATGCGCGCTTTCGCTAGAGCAGCCCCTTCCGTATAATCTTGCGCAAGCCCCTTCGCTAGATCCTTGTGGCGGACCTCCAAGAACTCTGTGAACTCAGCCATCACATCATCAGGTGTTCCATCTGGCAGATGGCGCCGAACAAAGTTATTCCATCCGCCATAGTCCATTCGGACCTGATCCAACTGGCGGTACTGACCGATCAGACTTTGCACCACATCGGGCTGCGCATCCTTCCACGCATTCGCCATCGGCGCATACGTGGGAGAGATGCTGTCGTTGAGCAGCCCCCTGATGCTCTCACCCGGACGCTTCCAATCAAACCCTTGCGAAGTCTTAGGTAGACCCTGTGCCCGGAAGTTGAAGGTTGCACCGTTATCGACACGGACTAGGCGCCCAGCCTGATCGAAAGCGATGTTCTCAATGTCGAATCCTGCGGTATCCCAGTTGGCGAGGAACGCATCAGCGAGGAAACCCTCACCGACCACATCCGAAACCGGACGCATACCAACTGGGATCAGCGAAGGGTCCATGACCCCACCCGGTGAGAGTCCATGCGTGTCATAAAGGATTTGGGGAACGCCTTGACTGGTGTCTACAAAAGCGCCCATCGACTCCGCACGAGGTCGGAACCCACCCGCTGGGTTGACGCCAACCTGTTTGATGTCGTCAAGCCACGGAGCGACAACATACCAACTACCATCACTGGCCTGTGACGCATACGAGGTGGGGGCACCGAACCCCAACTCGCGGTACATGGAGTTTGCCAACACCTCGCTGAAAGCGCGACGCTGACCAATGTCACCATAAAGGGCGGCATCGCTAAGATCCGACTGGGGGTGCGCATCCAACTTTTTTACGTAATAGTCTTTGACGCCACTATTTGTTCGGACCCGGTACCGGCCACCCGGATTGGTACCCCCGATAACTCCCGCCTCACCAGAGTTGTTCGCAGCAACCATTTTGCCTGCGAGAATGTTGTCAACCGGGGTATCCATGTTCTTGAACGGCATTCCACGGGTTGCCATCACCTCAACCTTCCCGATTTGGAATGCTTTCATACGGGCGTATTCGGGCAGGCTGTATCGAAGTACCGTTCCCCCCTGCTCCGCCACATCAAACGTGACTGTATTGAAACCTGCTAAAGCCTCTTCAATCTCCGCAGACCTCTCACGTAGAGCGACCTCAATCTGTGTAACAAAGGAATCAATATCATCCATGTTCCGCATGGATGTGGCCCTGAGAATGTCGTCACCAAAGACCTGATAATACGTGTGAATCGCAGACGCAAGCGCAGGATCAGAAACGGCCTGCTCCATTGCTTGGGCAAGACCCACGTCGTACATTTCCGACATGCCTTGAGAAGCCCTGAAGTGATCCTTGATCGTCTTGCGGGCAGCCATCACCGTTTCAGGCGTTGGCACCTCACCCGCCCAGTTCGCTTTACCGCCCGCCTCCAGATACTGCGACAGCAGACCCGACGGCTTCTCTGTTTCCTCCACAAACTTGCGACGCATCTGTTCCAAACGCTTCAACTGGAAGAAATCATCCGTCCAAGACAAACCCATTGCCTCTTGATCGACAGTGACCCACGCCCCCAAAGGCGTGGAATCCAGCGACTCCATCATGTCATCACCAGAACGCAACAGTCTGTAGAACTCATCCTGATCGTGTGTGACGCCACCCAGTTTGACCCTGAACAGGCCGTCACCGATCATCTCAAACGAGTCCGCTGGAATCGTGCCAGTGTCGCTGAGCCAAGCCAGAATCACATCCGGGTCACCATCCCAGAAGCCTTGCTGCTTCAGAGTGTCGTCAAACCCAGACATAAACTTCTTCAGATCATTGAACACTTCAATCGACCCGTACCGGTTGATTAGAGCATCCTCAAAGAACAGACGCGAATGCGTCGCACTTCGCAGATCCGTCAACACCCGCTTCAGATAGTTGTCCTCCCCGAACACCCCGATAATCTTCTGATCCAAATCGTTCTTCAGGATCTGCTGCTTCACAGCATCATCCAAAGTCATGCCAGCAGTAGCCGTCATGTACTCGTCTTTCAGACGAATAAGTTTAGCGGACTGCTCTGCCGCCCGAGTCTCAGCAGCCAACGCCTCCTTCGATGCCACATCGAACTCGTCTATAAGAGACTTGTAACGCGTCTTCGCTAAACGTGCCACCTGCTCCTGTTCAGCGATCTGATGCGCCAACATGGCTTTCTCATCGCCAACAGCGGCAGCATGAGCCTTCAGCGTGCCCTCCAGCGCACCACCTGAACGCTTCAACGAAGCCTGAGCGCGCATCACCTGCTTCCACTTGGATTGAACCTTCTGCGGAGGCACATGCTTCAACTGAACCATTCGATCAATGAAGATGCCATGATCCAACATCAGACGCTCCGTGTACACCTCCCCCGTGCGGGCAGCAACACCCTTGATGTACTCTGGTACAAACTTGTAGGCGTTCTCTTCAAACAGGCTGTAGTTGAGGCCCATCTCGCCCATGATGTCCGCAACCTGCGTTTCAACATCCTTAGCGGCACGACCATCTGGGGTGATTGTTCCCGGCTTGTACAACTTGTGACCGAAGATAGAATCCGTCTTGCCGCCCATAGCGATAGCATCTATGGCCTCATCGCGGGAAGTCATTATTCCCTTGGCGGCATCTTCAGCGATCTTGTTATCGACAAGAGTCGTAAACTCTTCAACGTCAATATAGGAACGTCCCTTTTCAAAGCCCGCAGGTTCAAAGGGCTTGCCGCTACGACGATTCTTACCCAACCCACGCTTCGCCATACGTTCGGCTGCGGCCTTGCTCAAAGGACGCGGACGGTAGTTGGCGACCTTCCCCAACCAGTTCATGCCGCCACGCTCGTTTGCTATCTTGTTGATTAGCGGCATCAACGCTTCAACGCTTGCCCTCAACGCTGGATCCATCTTCTCCAGTTGCGCTAAAGCGGCGGGATCGCCGCCCATTGCGCGACCGATGATCGCTCCACCCTTTTCCCCGGTGAGTTGTGGGTGCGCCTGTGCATTCGTTTTGAACTCTGTCCAAACACGATCCATTTCCTGAAAAGCCCGACGACCCATCTGGGCGCCCTGACCCGCATTAGCAACCGCCCTTTTATATCCGTGCACCAACAGGGGGTCTGTGTTGGGGTTGCGAATCAACTTTTTGATGTCTTTCATGCGGCCACCGCCGGTCCAGCGGTTACCGCGACCAAGAAAGACTTTATGGAACCCCTGCATGGCCTTCCGCATCGGAAGACCAAGGAACTGATTCTCCAAACTGAAGATTTTCCAATGAACGGGGCCGGTCATTTGTTTTAGACCCAGCCCCTTTAGCACCGGGTTCAACAATGGCCGTCCAATAAAGCCAGATCCCGGAATCTGGTAGGAGAAGTTCATGGCCTCATTGATGGCCCGCTTCGATATGACCCCTGCGAAACCTTCTTCGCCCAAAGTGCGAAACTTCAGATCCATGCCCGCTTCCTGCATGGCGTCGCCAATGCGACGGTACTGCGACGGACTGAGTTTCCCCAACGACCCGACCATCGCATCACGGCTCATCCCGACCAGATCAGGCAAATCGTCCATAAGGCTCTTCGGCAACTTCAACCTGACAGGCACCCGACCCAAAGTCCCCGCAGGACCAGCAACAAATGCGCCCGTGGCTAGATCGCGTACAGTCCCCGTAGGCGCCATACTCGTTTCCAGTTTAGCGTGCTGGAACATGTCGATAAAAATGTCGTCACCCTCACGAGTAACAACCTTGCTACCGCCGTTCACCAAATCATCAGCGAGGTTCCTCAAGAACTCTGGATTGGTGAAAGTGTCTGCAACCACCCTGACACCATCGTCACCCAACCGGCTCAAAAGTTCCATGTTCTCTATAGCCATACGCTCACGCATAAGACCGTTGAACAACTTGGTTCCCCAACCCGACTGCATCCCACTCTGGATGGCTTTCGCTGTCTTGCCTGCGATCTTCAAAGCATTCATTGGATCAGTAACAAGATCCAGCGATACTGCTATAGCACGGTTATACCACCAGTCCAACTCACCGACTGTCTTGTCCTGCCAGAGTCCTATCGCCGCCATAGTGTCGCCGTACCCGTAATAGTGTTCATGGGCACCACGGTTGCGTTTATCCCAAACGCGTTTCATCTCATTGCCTAGTTTTTCGATGATGCCAGCGTCACCATTCGGACCCCAGACTTCTTCCCGAAGACGAGCGGCAGACTCCGCTGTCTTCGATGCGTCACCGATACCCATCCCCAGAGTACGCCAAGCCCAATCGTTCGCTGAGATAATCCCATCGCCTATGACCCCGGCGCTCATTGAGATCGGTATCGCCAACGAATACAAACCTGACAGCATGGCGCTGCCGGTCTTCTTCAAATAGGATTTGACAGGATCAGGAACCGCTCCCCACGCCCCCTCCATCGCTTTGTAATACCCCGGCATTTCCGGTACGGGGAGTTGCGCTTGTCGCTGATTATAGATGTACCGGTTAGTTCCGGGTGACGACGGGATGCCTCCACCACCAATAGAGCGGTTCCGGCCTAATCCTTCAACACCCCAATCTTCTGCACTAACGGTGGGCAGAATCTTGGTTATATCTAAAGTGCGACCACCCGTGCCTTTGACGCCGCCACTTTTACGTATACCTTCTTGGGCTATCTTTAGAAGTTCTTCTCTGGTAGCCACGACGGACTATGATCCGGTTTTATAGTCAGCAAGTTTGTCACCCAGTACGGACGCCAACCACGCGGTAACACCTTGTGTTGAAAAGTTGACTCCAGAAGGATTGAAGCGATCCCCCCCCGGCACATTCTGTGTCCACCATTCCTCCACAGCACCCATTGAACCTGTTGGTCCCGCTGCCGTCGTAGCGGCAGTCGGGCTGTATGAACCCGTGTTTGATGAACCGTCCGCACCCGTTGGGTTTGTCGGATCCCACGGTGTTGAACCACCCATCCCCTGCTGGACGAGCCACCATTCCAACTGTTCCTGATCCATACCGGAGATTTCTGCCATAACATCCGACTGAGTGTCCATAGCAAGAGCAGCGTCAACCATTGCGCGTATGGTGCCCCCGTCTTTCGCACTCATTGCTGGTGTGCGCGTAGACTTTCCATAGTCGTCAACGTAAAGAACGGCACCTTCAGTAAGACTCTTCATGTAGACTTCTGCCTCAGAATCACCCACCTGTTCG